CAGAAACGGCCCGTGCCAATGCTGAATCCGCCCGCGTTGAGGCGGAGAATGCCCGCAAGAGTGCGGAAACGGCCCGCGCCAATGCCGAATCTTCAAGGCAGACCGCCGAAACCGCCCGTGAGGAGGCGGAGGCCCTTCGCGTAGCCGCCGAGGAGGCCCGTGAGGAGGCGTGCGCGCAAGCGATTACCGACCTCACGAATACCGTAAACGCCCTCACCCTCGGCCTTTTCTCCCTGATCGTTGAGGATGGCGAGCTCAAGGCCGTTTACAATGCCGAAGGAAGCACCTTCGTGGGCGGAGGAGTATCCGAAGATGGAGAAATATATCTTGAGTTTAATGTATAAAATCCGAATGATATGGTAACAAGATTTACCCTTGCGCCCATCATCCATTGGAAAGGCCAATGGGTTGAGGGCACGGCCTACAAGAAGGATGCGGTGGTGGCAAATAACGGTAGCACCTTCATCGCCTCCGTAGCCAATCCAACCACCGAGCCTACCGTTGCCTTCGATGCCGAGCACAATACCTACACCGTGAGCGAAGGCTGGAATCTCGTGGCCTACGGATCCACCGCCGAGCTTGCCGCCATCGTGGCCGCCCATTACGCCGATTTGGTGAGGGATGAGGAGGTTGTTGCCGAGCACCTCGCGCGGCTCTTTGAAGAAATCAAGGGCCTCGCCTCCGTTGTGGATAACCTCGGTGATGCCCGTGCCCGCTCCCTCTCGCTGGATACGATGCTCCAGATCTGCGGCTCGAAGCTCATCATCTCGGGTGCTGGCGCGCCCGGCTCCGCCCCCGATTTCGTGGGCCAGGTGTACGAGGATACAACCAATAAGCTCCACTATGTGGCTCTCGGTAATGCCGCCGTAGCCGATTGGGTGCCGGTAGCCAATAAGGCCTTTACCGATGCTCTCTCTACGGGCAAGGTGGATAAGGTGAGCGGAAAGGGCCTCTCGGCCAATGACTACACCGATAGCGAGAAGGCAATGAATGCCCAAAACAAGGCCCGCCTCGATACCGATGAGGTGGTTATTGCCGAGCATCTTGCCGCCATTCGCGCCGAGCTCCTCGGATTCGCCTCCGTGGTAGATAACCTCGGGGATGCCCGCGCCCGCTCCCTCTCGCTGGATACGATGCTCCAGATCTGCGGCTCAAAGCTCATCCTCTCGGGTGCTGGTGCTCCCGCCGTAATCCCCGATTTCGTGGGCCAGGAGTATTGCGATACTACCAACAAGAAATCATACAAGGCCTTTGGCGTTTCTGCGGTTTCCGATTGGGTAGCCCTCAATTAGCAACATCTTAACAATCTATCGATATGATCAAAGAGTACAACAACAAGGCGGCCCACGATGCCGCCACAAGGAGCACCACGGAAAGCGAAGCCTCCCTCGCCCTCGATACGAGAGAGTGCTTCATTGATGGTGTCAATGTGAAAGTATCGCTCTCTCCGAAAGTGGGCGATATTGTATGCCACGATGCAAGCGGCAAGGTGCATTTCATCGCCCTCGATACCTTCCACGCCCTCCCTACGGGCTGGGTTGTTATCGGCGTTGTTGCCCATCGCCAGGGTAGGCGCATCCTCGTTGCCTACAAGGGCCAGGCGAGCAAGAAATTCGCCGATGTGTACCAATGGATAGTAACGGGTTACAATCTCGATGGCGAGAGCCACGATTGCGCCGTTACCCTCCACGGCGAGGTGGATGGCACATTCACTTACGCCGCCTCCTCAAAGGCCGAGTTTAAGAGCCAATTCGCCGATTGGATTCTCAATCACGAGCTCGCCAGCTTCCACTATTCCGTGCACGAAGATGCCGCCGGAAACATCATTCTCCAGCTTGACAACTACACCGCATATGAGGGCGGCAATACCATCACGGGCCTCACCCTCACCCCGAATGTAGCCACCGAGCTCCCGGCTATCTCCAGCGCGCCCCGCGTGAATGGGAATACCACCTATTGGGCCGGAATGTGCCGCAAGAAATTCTTCGACTATTATTCCGTATCGGGCACTACGCCCGCCGCCCAGGTGGCCCTCACCGCCACTGATGTAGTAACCCTCACCGCCTTCAAAACGAGCGAGTATTGCGACCTCCTTCGCGGAAAGTATTGCGCGGATCCCGCCAATCCCACCGATGAGGATTACATCGCATATCTCGATGCCAATATGGTGCGCGCGCCCTATACCCGTGGCGTTATGGCCGAGCTCTACCGCGATGGAAAGGCAAACACCAAGGCCCTCGCCTCGGTAACCTACGAGGATCAGAGCAACCAGATCAAAATCAAGTATCCCGCCGCCAATTACGCCGCCGGAATCGGCTTCGAGGGCGTGAAAGGTTTCGAGGTAGGCGATTTCTATATGCCATCTCCCGCCGAATGGGCCGAGGTGATGCGTAATATCACCTACGGAGGTGCTGGCGTATCGGGAGATGCTATCGATCCGATCAACCGTAGCCTCGGCGCGGTGGGCGGCACTCGCATCTCTTGCACCACCCACTATTGGCTTGCCGCTCGTTACAATGCTGATAACGCCTGGTACTATAACGGCGGCCGCGGCTACAACATCATCTACGGCAGCTTTTACGACGGCTTTACCGTGGTGCCGGTTGCGCTTTATACCCTCGCCGAATAGGCGAGGCTAACCTTAACCTTGGTGGAGGTGTCGGCAACGCACCTCCACCGTTTATCACTCAAGCATATGAAATCCGATAGAGCGGGTATTTTCATCGACCTCAAAACGCTAAAACGGAAACTCCGCCTTGCTCAATTTTGTATGACAAAGGCGGATAGAATCATCTACGGCACGCCAGCCCTCGCGGCTTGCAAGGCCGTGCTATCGCATTTCGTGATGGCGTATGATTTTCCCGATGAGAAGGATTACTATATCCGCCAATTCGTGGCGGAGTTTACCATCCTACGAATCGATATAGAGGAGCTCTTTGAGGAGAATGTGATAAAGGCCACAAACCCCGAGGCTATCGGCGGGAGGGTTATCAACCCCGATACGCTCAAGAATGAAATGGTGGATTTGCTGGGGAGGATTGATGAGGGCGTAGGTAAATACGCCCGCGCAAACGATATCTCCCGCAACCTTGCCACCTGGCGCGAGAAGGTGCTTGAGATGCTCACTATCATTGCGAAGGGAAAAGGCGCGAAGAATTGATGAGGCAAGATCGGGATAGGCTCATATTCCGGCAGACTGATATAATCAAAGGGGCGGCGGCTCTCATTTAGAGCTACAAGCAAGATATGCCGCCTAAAGCACCACCAACTATTGGCTTGCCGCTCGTTACAATGCTGATAACGCCTGGAACTATAACGGCAACAACGGCAACATCAACAACAACAACTTTTACAACGGCTTAACCGTGGTGCCGGTTGCGAATTGATTTGAAAAAGTATGGCTCTTGATACGGATATCCTCGAGGCGTATCACCGCACGAGGAAGAATAAACGGAGGAGCGAGGATTCCGTGCTCTTTGAGATGCATTGGGAGCGAAATCTCCGCCGCCTCCGTGCCGGTATCGAGAGCCGAAACTTACAACCTTCCGCCTATACCTTCGTAAGATGGGATCCCCGCCCGCGAGAGATTTTCGCGTGCAATATGGGCCAGCGCGTAGCCCATCACTATATCGATATCCGCCTTCGCCCGCTAATTGAGGCGGAGCTTTCCGATAGGACATACAACAACCGAGAGGGTTATGGCCCGGATGCCGCAACCAATGCCCTTATCTCGGATATCTATGAGGTGAGCCGTGGATTCACCCGAGATGCGTGGATACTCAAGTGGGATATCCAAGGGTATTTTCCGAATGCCCGTCAGGATATCGTATATGAGCAACTCTCCTCGCTGGTTGAGGAAAAGTATCACGGCGAGGATAAGGATATCTTGCTCTACCTCATCCTTGTATCCGTATTCTCATACCCTACGCACCATTGCTACCGCAAATCCCCGCATTGGAAATGGGAGCTTATTCCGCCCGATAAGAGCCTATTCACGAAACCCGATGGGATTGGCGGCGCAATCGGGCATCTCATATGGCAAAACGCAATGAATTACTACCTCAATGATTTGGATCATTGGTTGAGGGATGAGCTTCGCATCCACTTTGGGCGTTTTGTCGATGATTCTTGGGCGGTGGTGCAAAACAAGGAGGCGTTTCTCGCCTTGATGCCGGAGATCAGGCGGCGGATGGCCGAGAAGGGATGCCGCCTCCATCCAAAGAAATTCTATTGCCAGCACTACACCAAGGGCGTGGAGTTTCTCGGCACTCACATCAAGATGGATAGGGTATATCTCAACAACCGCATCGCCCGCCGGGCGACTCGGGCCATCCAAAACTATAACAAATGCGTAAGGGTAGAGAAGCTCGATGGTTTCGTTGCATCCATCAACTCGTATCTCGGCTTTTGCAAGGGGCGCAATGCCTACGGTATCGCCCGCGACCTTGTGGATATGATAGATCCCAAATGGTGGGAGTTTTGCCACCTCAATATGCAGAGGCTTTGTATCGAGATGAATGAAGGCTTTACCTACCGCGAGCGGATATGCAAGAAATATCATCTTAAATACAAGAAGAAGAAATGAATCGTAACGAAATCCAAGAGCAACTCAATGCTTTAGAGGCGCATCTCCTTGAGCTCAAGGCACGCCTCGCTTCATCCGATGAGCACGCTCTCAAGTGCTTCAAGAAAGGCCTCGTATTTGAGGAGGCTTATCCCGAGGAGGCCGCCGCCTATGAGGAGGCACGCCTCGAGTATAATAATGTTGAGGCGGAAATCGATGCTCTCAAGGGCAACCTCGATGTAGCAATCGCCGAGGAGGAGGCCGCCGCCCATAACGAGGAAGAATAATCCACCAACGGAATGGTTAGGCTTAATTACACCGTAGGCGATAACAATATCCACATCTCGGATAGTTACCTGGAGAGCAAGCGATTCTTCGCGGCTCATATCGATAAGATCAAAAGGCTCTATCCAAGCAATGCGGTTTGCGTAAATCGCTCCACCGAAAGCCTCTCACGCGAGTGGGCTACGCATAATGCGCTCTATGCCCTCGGCATCTTCCGCTCGCGCACGAAGGATGTAGATCTGGAATATCCCCAAAGGCCCGTGATGAGCGCGCTCTATTGGGTGGTAGGGTGGTTGGTTTGGCCGTTCATAAAGTAACCCGGATATGAGTAAAGGAAAGAAATCGCCAGCCATCGATAAGATCGATGCGGCAAAGGTTGAATCCGTTAGCCAGGTAGATATCAAGGATATCCCCGAGGGTGCGGATGTAAAGGAAGGGGTTGAGCTTACCGGCGATGATGCCGAAATCCAGCGCGTAATCCGCGAAGCGGAGGCCGCCGGATGTGAGGTTGAGGCCGAAAAAGCCGAGGATCCCAATTCATATGAATCCATCCTCGCCCGCATCAAGGCGGCGGTTAAATAGGAGGGCCTTACGATGAAACTCTCCGAATGGATTCCGTATTTCTTCGAGAAATACTCTCTCCTTGCGCTTCTCATCCTTGAGGCCGCGCTCCTCCTTCTCGCCCTGATCGCCATCATCGCATTCTTGTGCCTGGTGCCGGGGTGGAAGGTGGTATCTTGGTTTGGTTTGGTTGGTGTGGTTATCATCCTCGGCATTATCGCCTATGGCATCGCCGATGAGATACGCCACATCCGTAAATTATAGATGCTATGAGCGCGATAGTTATTGCCATCATCTCCGCTCTCGGCGGAATCCTCGGCGGCGGCACGCTGGTTGCTCTCATCCTCATCCCGCAAACAAAGCGCAAGGAGAATCTCAACAATGATTCCCTCGCCATATCGGCCCTCAAGGACACTCTCAACGAGGTGCGTGCCGAGAATCTGCGAAAGGATGAGGTTATTGCCCGCGTTACCGATGAGCGCGATGAGGCTCGCAAGAGGTATGAGGATAAATGCGAGGAATCAGCCTCCGCCAAGAGTATGCTTTGCGTGCATATGGGGTGCGTTCTCCGCGATCCCGCTCTCGGCCAGGGCGATAACTATCTCAAGGCTCACGCGGGAGATCCAACGCTTGGCGCGGATTATATTCCCGTAAATCAACTCCTCCAACGCCTTGGCAAGAAGCGTATCGCCACCAAGGAGGAGGCCAGCGAAGCCAAATAACACAATCCCTATGATTACCGCAAGACATTTCAAAGAGGCCGAGTTTAATAGATGCTCTCCAGCTTGCTCTCTGCAAGATATGGATCAGGCCTTTATCAATACCCTCGATATGTTGAGGGATGCGGCGGGCATTCCGCTCGTGCTTACATCCGCCTTCCGCTCCTCCGCCTGGGATAAATCGCACGGGCGCACCGGCACGGGCGCACATACGAAAGGAAAAGCGGTGGATATCCGTTGCAACGCATCGGCCACCCGCCTCAAGATTGTGCGTGCCGCCATCTCTCTCGGCATCCGCCGTATAGGCGTGGCCGGATCCTTCGTTCATATTGATACCGATGCCGCCCTCCCCGATGGGATATGGACTTATTAAATACCCTTGCCTTTGAAACACTTTTGTACGGGTGCGGTGCTTGGTTGTGAAATCGAGCACCGCTTTTAATTCCAAGAGAAATGAAAAAAGAGCTTGTTAATACCCTCATATGCATCGGCCTTCTCGCGCTGGTGTTCCTATTTGGCTACAACCGCGGCAGAAACGCCGCAAATAAGCCGATAACCGAGCGGGTGGATACTCTCATCATCCGCGACACTATAAGGCCCGAGGCGAAGATTATAACGCGCCGCGTGGTGGATTCTATTCCTTACCCCGTGGCGGTGCACGATACCATCTACCTACCGCGCACCCAGATCATAACGGGCGGCGAGGATTTCACCGCCTGGATATCGGGCTATGAGCCAAAGCTCGATAGTATTGAGGTATATCCCGAGGTGAAAATAATCACCAAAGAGATTCCCTACGAGGTGAGGGTTACGAAACGCTGGAGCATAGGGCCTCAAATCGGCCTCGGCGTATGCGCTACGGATAACGGAATCAAGCCCGCGCCATATATCGGCATCGGGGTATCGTATTCGCTTTTTTCTTGGTAATTTCGGGATACACTTGAAAAATCTTTGAAAAAGTATTGCAAAATCAAAAGTATTCCGTATCTTTGCACTCGGGTTGAGGTTGTTGCACTCGTTGCCTCGCCCAAGCGAAATGTTTAACTATTAAATTTTAGCACAATGAAAGCACTTATCGCAAAGAATGAAAACTTTGAAACCGTAGGATTTGAGGTAACCGCTAACGGAAGCCGCATCATCTCTTGGGGCATCCACCCCGATACCGCCTTCTATTTCGTGAAGGAGGCAAATACCAAGGAATATATTACCGAAATCTTCGCCCTCGTGCGCCTCCAGCAAGAGCTCCGCGATGAGGAGAATCTTTTCCGCGCTTGCTTCGAGGCTATCCAGGATAGCGAGGATCTCAAGGGTTTTGATGGCGCGGTGAATTTCTCCAAGAATAGAGAGCGCATTGACAATCTCAAGAGCCAAATCTCCAACATTATCGCCAATATCAAGTAAGACACCAACGGGGCGGTTTCCGCCGCCCCTTAATCTTCTTTGGTATGATAATAATCAACGATACCCCCTTCTATGATAAGCCCGGCTCTTGCGGTTCTTGCCCGTTTTGGAAAAGCAACGGCTCTCAACTATGCCCTTCTTGCGATGGATGGTGTATGCAATGGAGCGAAAATCACAAATCTTATATCAACCCTCCCAAGCGGTGCGCGAAGCTCTTTAATAAGGCCTTCTGCTTTCCCGAAGGCTCGCGCCTGGTAATTACCGCCGGGGAATAATACCTCTCGATATGACAAAAGAAGAATTGAAAGAGTATCGGCGCGAAATACCGCCGCAAGCTGGCATTCTTGCCAAGATCCTCGTGGAAGATAAGCGCGAGGATGTGTACGGTGTATATTCAACGGGATTCTTCCACTACAAGGGCAAGAATATCTTCATAAATGTTGAGGATGGCCGATGGCATCTCTCCGTTTCCTCCGATCATACCCTTGGCTACTACGAGCTCAAGGATATCCGATATCGGTTTATGCCCAATGATATGAGCGTGGCCCAGATCTTCCCGCCGAGGGAGGAGTTTGTAAACATCCACGAGAATTGTTTTCACCTATACGAATTAGTACCAGCCGAATAATATGGTTATTTATCAGATCGAGGCCAGCAATACACGCAAGGCGTGCGGGTTGGATGGCAAATGTTTCCGTAGCGCGGCCCGCGCAATGCTGGCCCTCCACGAGCAAGGTTTTGAATACTCGAGCGAGGCGAAGCTCTATCACAACGGGGCTACCGAGGCGTGGATTGTAACGCGAGAATTGGTATGGTAGGGCGCGATGAGGTGTTGAGGGTATTCACGGCCTTCTCGGGCTATGATTCCCAATGTATGGCCCTTGATAGAATCGGGGTAAACTACGAGCTTGTGGGCTGGAGTGAGATAGATCCGAATGCCATCGCGGCCCATAATGCGGTATATCCGCAATGGGCGGATAGGAATGCGGGAGATATCTCCAAGATTGATTGGGGGGGGGCAACCCGATTTCGATTTATTCACCTATTCCTCACCGTGCCAGGATTTCTCCAACGCCGGGCGGATGGCTGGCGGAGAGGAAGGCTCGGGCACGCGCTCCTCTCTCCTTTGGGAGTGCCGCAAGGCTATCATTGCCAAGAAGCCGAAATATCTCTTGATGGAGAATGTGAAAAACCTCGTATCGGGCACATTCCGCCCGTTATTCTTCAAATGGTTGAGGGAGCTTGAGGGATATGGCTATACGAATCATTACAAGGTGCTCAACGCAAAGGATTACGGCGTGCCCCAAAATCGTGAGCGCATCTTCGTTATATCCATCCGCGATGAGGTTGGGTGCTACTATTTCCCCGAGCCGATTCCGCTCACGCGGCGGATTCGTGATATCGTTGAGGATGATGTGGATGAGGGGTATTTCCTTTCCGAGAGCCAGATCGCCGGGATCCTCGGGCATTGTGAGCGCAAGCTGGCGGAAGGATGTGGGTTTAGGCCTCAATTCCGAGGGGGGGGGGCAGATAGCAACCGCAATAACAACCCGATACGGGGCGCGGCAAACGGATACGATGTACCGCGTGCATTCCGATACGGGAGAAGCCAAACGAAAACCGTAATCGATGCCGATGGCGTTTCTCCGTGCATCAATGATGGAGGGCACGATGGCATCGCCAAGTTAATGATCAGGAAGCGAAATGAAGAAGGTGCTCAAGATTAAGCAAGCAACCGCCAAGGGCTATGTTGAGGTGGAGGAGTATGGATGCTTTAATGCCGCCTATCCCTCCAGCGAAACCCGCCGGGGGCGAGTTATCGAGGGTGGGGGTATTGCTCCAACCATTACGGCATCCTCGGGCGATTCAATAATCCTCTTTTTGGGATATGGAAGCAAAAACGATATGCATAAATCCGAAGGTTGATGGAAAGCAACCATCCCTCGAGTGGCGGGTATACCATTGGGGGGGGGTATCAACCGCAATAACAACATCCTTTTTACCGATTATTATGATGGGAGATGAAGCAATACTCCGGCGATTCACACCGAGAGAGGTGTACCGCCTTATGGGCGTGAGCGATGAGGATATCGATAAACTACTCGCCACTCCGCTATCACGCACAAGCCACTATAAACTCGCTGGCAACTCCATTGTTGTGGATACGCTTGCGGCTATATTTAAAAACCTATTCTCGCCCGAGGAGGCGATACCAAACTCATTATTTTAATGGAAACAAAGACAACAAGAGGCGGGCGGCGTGCTGGTGCCGGGCGGAAAGCCAAGGGTAAGCACGGCCCTCGCGTGCTCACGATAAGCATACGCGTGAGCCAGGACACCAAAGATAAGATTACCTTCATCGGCTCTCGCGGCTGGAAACTCGCCGCGCTGGTTGAGGCCAAGGTAAATGATGTGTACGATTTGATAAATAAGGGCCTCTTTGGTGAGGGATCCTATTGATTATCCCGAGAAAATTCGTACCTTTGCGGAGATGTTGGTGCATCATTGTGCCCGCATTTCGCTTGTGGAGGGTAGGGTTTGCAACGCCCTCCCTCCTTTTGATAAGAGCGATTATCGAGCCGTTTTGAGGCCGATTGTTTTACATATGTTTTACGCTTTTGGTGGTATAACGCCACCGAGGCCGCTACAAGGGCGAAAATCGAATTTAAGGAAAAGTTTCGCCAAAATCCAAGAAAAATCGTGAATATATCGCACCAAGCCCACGATTTGCACTTTACTCCCTACCGCCCCCGTATCAATTATTACCGATAAATGCTTATATTTGCATCGGAATGTTTTGCGTATGTTTTACAAAGCATTCCGTAAAACAAGCGAAATATGGCATCATCAAGCATCACCTACAAGGCGGTGGTTATGCCCGCCCAAAAGCGGAGAGATGGCTCGTTCAATATCAAGATTCGGGTTACATTCAAGCGCGTGAGCCGGTATCTCTCCACTAACCTCACCGCCACGGCGAAAGACCTCAACTCCAAGGGCGAGCTCAAGGGCGCGGCCCTGATCGCGGCCAATCGCCTTATCTCACAATTCTACCAATACGCCAGCGAGCTAAACTATTTCTCCCTCCAGGAGATGGAGGTGGATGATGTGTTGAGGTATATCCGCCGAAAGGCCTCCAATGGCGGGGCGTTCCGGCTGGATTTCTTTGAGTTTGCCTACGCATACGCCTCAACGAAGAAGCCCAGCACGGAGGGCACATATATAACAGCCATCAACGCCTTCAAGAGATTTGCGGGGGTGGATTCCCTCGATATCAACGATATCACCTACCAAATGATTTACAATTTCGGGGAATTTCTTGATAACGAGCCAAAGCAATTCGCCCGTATGGGAATCGAAAGCCCGAAGAAGAAGGTGGAGGTGCACGCAAAGAAGAAGGGAGGTGCGCGCGTGGGCTATACCATCAAAATCAAGGCGATATACCTTGAGGCCAAGAAGAAATACAACGATGAGGATAACGGCATAGTAAACATCCCAAAGAATCCCTTCCAAAAGCTCGAGCTTAAGTATTCGCCCAGCATCACTCACTCGGCCAAATCTCCCGAATGGATTCAAAAGATTATCTCCTATAACGGGCCTTGCACGGGAGGGCAACGGCTCGCGCTGGATATCTATATCATATCGTTTGCCCTTATGGGAATGAATGCGGTGGATTTGCTCGAGGCCGCGCCCGCCAAGAAGGGAATCATCACATACAATCGGGCCAAAACGAGGGATCGCCGCCCAGATCACGCGGAGCATCGGGTGAAGATAGATCCGAGAATCAAGCCACTCCTTGACAAATACAAGGATCCAGAAGGGAAACACCTCACCAATCTCTATCTCTACTATCGAAGCAATGAGGCCCTTGATTGCTCTCTCCGATGCTTATATCGCTCTTGGGCACTTGCGAATGGTGAAACGCCCTTCACCCTATACTCCGCCCGCCATTCGTGGGCCACTATCGCCAGATCATCGCGCCTTTGTATCGATAAGGCGTTGGTAAACGAGTGCCTTGTGCACAAGGATCAGGAGTTGAAGATGGCGGATGTGTATATCGAGAGGGATTGGGAAAACCTATGGAATGCGAATGAGAAGGTGCTCGATCTCTTTGATTGGAGCAATATCAAATACCTGGCGAGCCGTTGAGGCTTGGTAACAAAATACCCCGCCAAAAGCGGGGCATTTCATTTAGCGGCCAACATATCCAGCAACTTTGATATTTGGGATTGTTGTTTGGCAATCTGCCTATCCTTCTCCTCCAACAAGCCGAGGAGGCGCGCTTCGTTTGCGTTTAGGTTGTTTCCGTTCCCGACAATAGCGGCGGATTGGCCCGAGGCCGATGCGCTGGATATAGGCATATTCGCCTCCCCATAAAGTTCGCCGATGGGAATGTTGAGGGCGGCGGCAATGCGCTCAACGAGAGAGCTCTTTACATCACGGGCCTCCAGCATCGAGCCGAGATTTTGCGGTGATTCGCCGATAATCTTCGCAACGGCGGTTTGTGTCTTGCCGTACCGCCGGATTACTATTTTTATACTTTCGCCATTCATACGATTTCGGGTTTGCGTTGAAAATTTTCGGAATTGCTTTGAAAATTCAAATAAACTCTTTACCTTTGTTGCACTCGTTATTACAAAGGTAAGAAAAATGAATTACAAAAAGGCAATCTACAAGGAGAGGGAGGTGGATCTAACCGCCACCGTAGAGCAACTCGATGTGCACGAGGCCGTAAAGCTCCCCGTATCTCCGCAATTCCGTATCTCCGCAATACGCACCGCAATCTCCCGCATTAACAATCGTGGCGAGGCTCGTTTCTCGGTGTCGGAAACTATCAACTACGCCGTAATCACCCGCACGATATGATTACAAGGGCCAGCATCGAGGCGCACCGCAAGGCCAGCGAGCTCGCGGTAATCCAAACCCTCAAGCAACGCGGGGATATATCCGTGATGCGCTCTCTCTCGGAGTGCCGCCGGGTATATGGCCGCGAGTGGATGAATGAGGCGATAGCAAACGGCCTTCTCGTGGGAGTGCCGGTGGGTAACCGCACGCTATACTCCATTGAATCTATCATTGCCCTCCAAGAGCTTCAGTTGCAAGAGGCGGATGGGCACATCAATCTTTAACCACAAAACAACAAGCGAAATGAAATCTCTTATCGAATGCATCCTCGCCATTGCCTTTTGGCTTATCGTTATGCTGATTGGCGGCATTATGGAATCGGATCTCTCATTCTCCGATACCATCCTTTGGATTTGCGGCCTATTTGTAGCCCTAATCCTGGATATCGTGGCACTCAATGCTCTTTGCCCGAGCGAAGCACCTCAAACCCCTCAAAGCGCGGAGTATGATAACAAATAGCAATCAATATGTATCCATCCAAGGGTGGATGGGGAAGGCTGGCCTCTCTTTGAGCGGCCCTTCCCTGATCGTATATGCCATTATATACGGATTCTCGCAAGATGGTGTTACCGCTTGCCGATGCCACCTCTCTTATTTCCAGGAGTGGGCCGATGTATGCGAGCGCACCGCGCGCTCCATTATCTCCGATTTGGTGAGAGCTGGGTATATCCGCCGCATCGCTCTCGGAGAGGGCCGTGGCGCGCTGGTTGAATACCGCGCAAACCTCGAAATTGCATCCAAAGCACAAAAGGGGGCAAAATTTGCCCCTATAAATAAGGGGGCAAATAATTCCGAAAAGGGGGCAAAATCTTGCACAAAAGGGGGCAAAATTTGCCGACAAGATAATAATATAATAATATATAAAAATATATTCTTCCAAGCGCGCGAGGATTCCCTCGCCACCGAAAAAGGAAGAAAAGAGGAAATTTATAAATTATTCTTCTTTAAAAACTCCACCTCTCCGAATGTCGAGGTGGAGGAGTTCTATCGCGTGAATGTTCTCAACGATTGGAAGGATGGGAAGGGCGCGAGGATGGATACATCAATGAGCAAACTCCTCGCGTGGGCCGATGGCTGGAATCTCAAGAGCGGGAGCAATCGCACCAATTCATATTTCCTCAACGCTTGGCGGGAGATATACAACGATACCATTACCCGATTCGATCCGATGGCAAAACGCCTCCTCGATCCGAGGATTAAATGCAATAGCGATTCCCAGCAAGTTCTCATTACCGCCCCGAAGCCGTTGGTATCCTGGCTGGAGAAATATCTCGTTGAGGGTAATAACCGCATCGCGGATGTAATGCGCGCCTTCTGCCGTGGGCGCAAGTTGATGTATAACCTCCTTGAATCATAGCCCTATGTTGAGAAGATATCCATTACCGCCGGCTATCGATAAGGAAACGGCCCGCCGAGCCGCCCGCGAGGCAATTAAGGGTAAATACTTGCATCCGTTTGCCATCGCTGGCCTTGCCTCAAAGTTCTTTACCGATGGCGGGGTATGCACATATCAGATCATCCTCTCTCCAGCGCAGAGCGAGGAGGCCGGATTGATAACGGAGGATGATGCAAAGAAGATCATCAAGGTAAACAAGATGGAGAGGGAGCATAGCTCGGAATACGGGCGAATCTACGAGGTGCCGGGGAATCCCTTCTTTGAGATGTGGCGCGGCTTCTTTGGCACGCAAGTATTCGCCCCTATATATCGCCGCCTCGAGGCGGATATGGCTTTCCCGGAGGCTTGCGTGAGGGAGGAGCAATACGCTTACCTCAACGGCGAGGATGAGATTACCATTTGCGGCTCGAATGAGTTCATTGCCTTTGCCCGTAAATCTCGCGCCGTTCAAGAAATGAAATTCCGTACAATTAAATACCAAGTTCTATGAAAGTGTTTATCGTTAATCCCTCAAACGCGGGCCTCGTTCCCGTTGAGGATTGGAAAAAGGTTGAGGATCCCAAGGCCGCCAATCTCGTTGCCATTGCTTATGAGGGCGGCAATATCCTCTACATCTCAAAGAATCGGAGCAAGGAGGAAATGCCTTGGCCCGATGCTATGAAATACGCCGAGGGTTTCAAAACCCCCGAGGTATCGCTCTCCTTCCGTGCGCCCACTCGCCGCGAATCCCTTGATATGGCCGATGCAAAGGATCTGGGCATAATGGAGGCCCTCGATCTTATCGGTGGCGATGCCCTCGATTTCGGCGGTTATTGGACTTGCGAGAGGATTTCTCATTGGCTTGCCGCTCGTTACATTGCTGGTAGCGCCTGGTACTATGGCGGCGGCAACGGCAACATCGGCAACGACGTCTTTTACAGCGGCTTTACCGTGGTGCCGGTTGCGCTTTATACCCCGAGCGAAAGCGAGGCTTAACCTTAATCTTGGTGGAGGTGTCGGCAACGCACCTCCACCCCAATGCCTATGCCAAGTAAATACGGAAACGCCAAGCCGAAATACAAGGGCAAGCGATTTGATTCGGGGCTGGAGATGTGTCGGTATATCTATCTTCAAGATCAGGAGAGAAAGGGCCGCATTTCCAACCTCCGCCGCCAAGTGCGATACCAGGTGCTCCCCGCCCAATACGAGCGGCCACAATACATCACCGATGGCAAGGGTAAGAAGATGCCCAAGCCAAGGGTTAAGGAGCGCGCGGTGGTGTATGTTGCGGATTTTGTATATACCCATAACGGCGTGGATGTGGTGGAGGATGCGAAGGGCGTGCGTACCGATGCCTATATCCTCAAGCGGAAGCTAATGCTATACTTTCACGATATCTCAATCTATGAGGTGGAGAATGCCGCCGATCCAATAGGAGGCAAGGGGGTATGAGCAATTTTCTTTTTCGATGGTATGTAGCCGATTTGGCCTTGCGCCAGCGTGCCGAGCGCATCAAGGCGGAGGCGGCCAAGGATGATAAGAAACCTTCAAAACAACAAGCGAAATGATAAATGGATTTGAAGCAATAACCGAGAGCGTAACCCCCTACGAGAAGGAGATGATTATCCCCGCGTTAGTGAACGGGTTGAAGGCTCGCGTTGGAGCAAGGCTCGCAATCCGAAATAAGGCCATTTGCCAAGCCCTCAAGGCTCGCGGATATGAGAAGATATCCGAGCCGAGGATACGCAAATGCATCAACTATATCCGCATCAACGGCCTTGTTCCGCACCTCATCGCAAACTCAAATGGATACTATGTAGCCACGAGTATCGAGGAGGTGGATAAGTATGCCAATAGCCTCAAGGATAGAGCAACGGCCATCCTTGCAATGCGAAAGGCTCTCGTGGATCAACTTGGCGGAAAGCTATTCCTATGAGCGAGGCATTGGCAATAATCGCGGCAATCGTTGGATTGCTGGTGTTCGATCTGGTGGCCGCCGTTCTATATGTGGCGGTTGTAGTCTATTGTAATAAACACGAATCACCCGAAGATAATGGCAACGAAAAAAAGGAAGAAGAATAACCCCGCCCCCTCGGCGGATCCCGCGTTTCTTGCGTGCTTTGAAACGGCTATCCTCGATTACGATATCCTCACAAAGCAAGTGGAGGATAAGGGGATGGTGCTCAAGCATCACAACGATTATAAGAGGCTCAAGGCTCGCGGCGAGTGGAATGCCCAATCTCTATTGGATCACTATGCCGCCGTATGCTCAAAGGCAAGCACCCAGCCTCGCTCGATGAGGGATTTCATTGAGTATATCGGTGATAACGCCTCCGCATTATGGATCCAGGCAGAGCGGAAGGCGATGGAGAAGATGGCGGAGGCAAAGCCATCCAAAGAGGCCGAATCGCCCAAAGAATAGAGGGATAACACTATGAGAAAGCCGCTCAAATCTCGCCGCATTAACACCAAGGTAACCGAGTATGATTACAATCTCCTTCTCCGCGTGGTAAAGGAGTATAGGTTTCGCTCGGTGTACCAACTCGTTCAAACCTTGGTGCTTTGCTTTATAAGGCACATAGATAGCGTGAGAGATGCGGAGTATGAGCGCGGCGTTGGTGTGGAGATAGATGAGATGTTCGATGAGATGATGAAACCTATCCCCAGATCCCGAGCGCAATACGATAAGAAAAGGAATTGGTATGAGGGATAGTAACTATCGCCACCTCCTCGCCTCGAGAGTTTGGAAGAATCTTCGGGCCGAGTACCTGGGCAAGCATCCGCTTTGCGAAGATTGCGAGGCGGCTGGAATCACCCGGCTCGCCACCGAGGTGCATCACATCATCCCGATATCCAATGAAACATCTTACCCGAGGATGAGGGCGTTGGCCTATGATGTGAATAACCTCCGCGCTCTATGCCACGAGTGCCACGAGAAAACCCACGAGGCATCGGGCGTAAGGCTCAACAAAGCCGCGATCAGGATGCGCCACAAAAAAGAAGCCGCCTCCTTTGTGGATAGGTACTTGAAACCTCCTCAAGATAATCCGAGGGGGGTATAATTTTTCTCTCGCGCCCGCGAAGGCGGCACACCCACTTTGCCCTCAATTCTTCACGCGCGGGGCGATTTTTTGGGTTTGGGCTTTGCTGGAGGCCGTTTTTCGAGGGTGCTTGGGTAGTTGAAATTGGTAAGCATATGGTAAAGAAAGCCGAAAAAACGCAACCGGCGAAGCGGCCAGCACCGCCCGTGAATAAGAAAATTGCCGTGCCCACCGCCGTGGAGTGCGGCGAGAAGATTCGCAAGGCCCTTAAAGCCCAATCCTCATATTCCGAAGGGTTGGAGTTTGCCATCACCGTGGCCGCCGGTAACTATCACTCTTATCTCAAGTGCCTCGCCTCTATGAGCAAGCGGGCCAAGGTAATGTATCCCGTGCTCACCCGAGAGGGATCGAGGGCATATAAGATATACCCCGATATCGAGCACCTTCCTACAATATCCAAGGCCCTCAAGGAATCCCTCAAATCCCTCGGCCTCACCCTCGACACCATCGAGGTAACCGATGATGATCCGCTCGAAACGCTTAACGGCAAGGTAAACGAGGCTCTCAATGGATGATATCACCAAGCAATACCTCCGCAAAACCAAGGCGGATGTTGAGGCGAGATTCCTGGAATCCGGGCGCGAGGCTATCGCCGCGCTGGAGCTCTCCGAGGTGGATCCCCGCCTTGAGGCTTATTGCCTCGGGCTGGTATCGAAACCATCCGAGCATAACCTCTTTGAGCTTCTCGCGTTGAGGCGATTCATCTCCTTTTGCCACTCATATGAGTTGAGGGCGAATGTGGTGAAATCCAAGATAGTGGTTTTCGAGAGCCTCCGCTTCCCATCGGAGAAGGGCCTTCGCACGATCAGGCTCTCGCCCGTTCAAGTGTTTGCCCTCACCGGCATATATGGATTCTATCGAAAGGATGGCAAGAGGCTCACGCGGAATGTGATGCTATTCGTGCCGCGCAAGTTTGGGAAAACAACCCTCGTGGCTGGCATCGCCATCGATGAGCTCATATATGGAGATGCGGATGGGCAAATCTTCGCTTGCGCTAACTCCTACCAGCAAGCCAAGCTATGCTTCGATACGATGCGCGATTGTATCCGTGCCCTGGATAAAACGGGGCGGCGTTTCCGCGTGAATAGAGAGGTAATCTTCAATAAGATGCGTGGCCGCACGGCCTTCGCCCGATGCCTTGCAAGCAACCCGAGCACGCTTGATGGCCTCAATGCATCACTCTACATCCTTGATGAGTTTTCTCAATCAAAGAGTTCCGAGCTCCGAAATGTGATGGCTACATCCACGGGCACGCGCGAGAATCCCCTTGAGATAATCATCACTACCGCATCAGATCTCCAGGAAGGGCCGTGCGTTGATACTCTCGAGGCGTATAAGCAAATCCTTCTCGGGGCGGCGGAGGATGATAGCGTATTCGCCCTCATCTTCCAACCAGATCCCGATGATGCGGAGGGTGAGCCTTCCACCTGGAAGAAGGTGCAACCTCACCTCGGCTATACCGTGAAGGATGATTACTACGCCAATCAATGGGCGAAGGCCCAGCAAACCGCCGATAATATGCTCGCCTTCCGCACAAAGTTGCTCAACCTCTTTGCGGTGAATGATGCAAAGGCGTGGATTACGGGTGATGAAATACGGGATTTGTTCAAGCCCTTCTCCTTCGATGATCTGGGCGATAAGCCACCCATAACGATGGTATCTTTCGATTTGTCCGTATGGGATGATTTTTCGGCGGTAACCTATGAGATATACCAACCCGAAAAGCAATCCTTTCATTTCCATACCGATTATTATCTCCCGGAGGATACGCTGGGGAGGCACGCCCGCGCGGAGTTGTATCGCTCTTGGGCCGATAAGGGCTACCTCAGGATTCTCCCCGGCTCCGTTATCGATTACGATCTTGTTATCAAGGATATCATCGCCAGGAATGGGCGCGTGCTTATAGCGAGCATCGGGTATGATCCATATCACTCCAAGCAAGCGGTTAATATGTTGCAAGCCTACGGTGCGGGTGGTGTGCTCAAGCCCATAAAGCAAACCTATGGCGCATTTACGGGGGCGGTGGAAACCCTCGAGATGATGATTAAAACGGGGCAATGCTCTTTCACCCCCAATCCCATCACGGCGTGGTGCTTCGGGAATTGTGATATGGATGAGGATTCGGTTGGTAATCGCAAGCCCATCAAGCGCATCCATTCGGGTAAGATAGATGGTGCTATCACTTGCCTTATGTGCCAAGATCTATTCATCAATTTCAAGCGATAGGCCACCCAAAACGATAATTAACCCGTAAGGGTAGATAAAAGGATATCCTATGTATGTACTAATCTCCGATCTTCGGAAGCATCTCAATATAGATCATACCGAAGATGATGCATATATCGCCGAGCTTGAGAAGGTTGCGGAGGATGCTATTGAAACATACCTCCAACGCCCTCTCTCCGATTTTGTGAATAAGGATGAGTGCTCCCACGAGGAGATGAAGCCAGCCATCCGCCACGCTATCCGCCTCCTGGTGGGCACTTGGTATGCATCCCGCGAGGATGTTGTTTTCGCATCCACGAGTATGCTCCCCAATGGCGTGCAAGCCCTCCTCCTCCCCCTTAAAAAATTCCAATAATGCAAGCCGGATTACTACGCGATTTCATTGAGGTGTACCGCCAATCGGTAACCAAGAATCCCACCAATGGTGAAACCATCATCTCGTGGGAGAAGGCGTGGCGTGGCCGTGCCCGCGTGGAGTTCTCCTCGGGCACGCAAATGGTGGAGAATAATGAAACCATCAACACCATAACCCGCAAGGTAACCATCCGCACAAAGCCCGTATTTTCCGATAAGCTCACCACGCTCCGCATCAAGATAGGGAGCGATTATTACCGCATCCTCTCCCGCGATATCCGCGATACCGATATGGCTACGATTATGATTGTTGAATTGATAAACGAATAAATATGGCTCTCTTTGATTTCTTACGCCCCCGCAAGCGCGATGCCAATGAAGCCGCAGATCCCACCAAGGAGAATGCCACCACCGTGCCGTGGGCCGCTCCTGGGGAGAGTGAGGTTACAACCTCCGAGATGGCCCTTCGCGTGGCAACCGTATTCCGTTGCGCCGATATCTTGAGCAAGGGGGTTGCTCAACTCCCGCTCCTGGTCAAGAGGAATATGGGCGGATATTTCGCGGAGGATGCCGCCGATCCATTCGGCCTCCATTACCTCCTCCGATGGAAGCCAAACGAGCGGCAAAGCTCCTTCGAGTTGATGCGCTCCTCTATGCTCCAACTTATATTCCGTGGGAATGCGGTTATTGTGCCCGAATTAGGCCCGGATTCGTACCGCCGCCTCGTGCTTGTTGCGCCCGGCGCGGCATCATTTGACCGATACTCCAACCAATACATCATCAACGATACCATTAACGGCGTTTTCGGTGTATATCCAGCCGCCGAGGTAATCCATATTAAGAATATCTCCACCGATGGAGGATTTTGGGGCGTGAGCACCATCACATATGCGGGCCGAGTGCTCGCCATCTCCACGAATGCCGATAGGGAGAATGTGGATACCTTCAAAAACGGAGGCCTCGTGCACGGTTTTGTATCGGGGAAAGGCGGCGGCACTATCGGATTCGGCGCAATCCAGGATAGCCAGCTCGCCTCCGTGGCCGATAATGTGGAAAAGCAACTCGCCTCGGGCAAAAATATCTTCAATCTCCCCGGCGAGATGAGTTTTAACCAACTCTCCCTCTCTCCGAAGGATTTGGAGTTGCTCGCCACCAAGCAATTCAATGTGCTTGAGATTTGCCGCTTCTTTGGGGTGCACCCCGATAAGGTTTTTGCCCAGCAAAGCACCAATTATAAGGCCTCGGAGATGAGCCAAGTATCATTTCTCACCGATACTCTCCAGCCATACCTCACCCAGATCGAAACGGAGTTCCAGATCAAGCTCATTCCCCGCTCGCTGGCGGGTAAATACCGTATCGATTTCGATATCGAGCCGCTAATGCAGACCGACCTCAATACACAAGCCACCTATATGGAGAAAACTATCGCCGCCGGAGCGCGCACCGTCAATGATTGGCGCAAGAGGCTCGGGCAAGCCCCCGTTAAGGGTGGCGATGTGCCCCTCGTTTCCGCCAATCTCGTGCCACTTGATTCGCCGAAACTCCGTGGCGAGGCCACCCAAAACCATAATTAACCCGTAAGGGTAGAAAAAGCACCACTATGGATGAGATAAGAGTATTTGATTTCTCCCGTGAGCACCGCGAATTTGCCCCGCACATTGCCGAGGGCGAAAATTCACGCCGCGTGGAGGGCTATGCGATAGTTTTTAACCAGCGTAGCCGCGTTCTCTATGACAAAGAGAAGAAGAAATTCTTCGTGGAGGTAATTGAGCCTCGCGCCGTTACCAAGGAGCTCCTTGATTCTTGCGATATCAAGCTCCTTTTCAACCACGATAACAACCATATCCTTGGCCGCTCCATCTTCGGATACGGCTCTTTGAGTTACGAAATCGATGATTACGGGGTGAAATACTCCGTTGAGCTCCCAAACACCACCGATGGCAATAATGTGCTTGAGCTCATTCGCCGTGGAGATGTATTCGGATGCTCCTTCGCCTTCAACTACGATAAGGATGGCGTTGTGGATGTAAAGAAGGGCGGCGAAAACCTCCGCACCATCATCAAATTCTCCCGCATTTCCGATTTCTCCATCGTTGTGGATCCCGCATATTGGGGCACTTTCGTATCCTCGAGGGCCTTTGAAGAGCCGAGGGAGGAGGTAAAGCCGTTCCCCGCATCGCTGGAGGCGGAGCTTGAGATGCTTAACAATCTTTAACCCAACAAATAAAAACTCAATTCACTATGCACAAAGACACAAGAGCTCGTTTCTTTGAGCTCAAAAGCAAGATGACCGAGCTCCTTGAGGGGGCAAAGTCCGAAAATCGTGCGCTGACCGAGGAAGAAAACGCCACGCTCGCGCAGTATCGTTCCGAGCTCTCCGAGCTCCAGGTGGAAATGCAGATTGAGGCCGCAACCAGGATGGCGGAAGCCTCCCGCGTTGTTGTTCCCGGTGAGGAGAAGCGCGAAATCGCTCTCCGCTTCGCCGAGAAGATGGTTGCCGCAATGAACGGCACTCCTATCCAGCTTCGCGCAGTCAATGACAAGGCGAGCGTTGCTGGCGATACCGGCCTCACCATCGGTGATATCATCGAGCCTCTCGAGAAGGGCAACATCCTTGGCCTCCTCGGTTGTAAGATCCAGAGCGGCCTCACCGGCGATTGGAAATACCCCGTTGTTTCCGCAATCGAGGCCTCCATCGCTGGCGAATCCTCCGAGATCAGCGATTCCGCTCTCACCATCTCCGCCGTTCAGCCTACGCCCCGCCGCGTAGCCCTCTCCATCCTCGTAACCCGCACCGCCCTCAACGCCACCAACGATGAGCTCCGCGATATCGTTCTCGCCCAGATCGTGGCGGGCCTGGATCGCCTCCTTAATAAGTGGATGTTCCAGAAAACCGCAGTTGCAACCAATGTGAACGGCCTCTTTGTTGCCCCTGGCACCACCGCCACGATGGCATCCTCCGCTCCCACCTACGCCGAGGTGCTGGCTCTCAAGGCCGCCGTGGATAGCAAGGGCGTGAAACCCGATGCTACCGCCGCCTATGTTATGACCAACGCAATGCGTGCCGTGCTGGAGGCTACCCCGAAGGGAAGCACAACCGGCGGAATGATTTGCGAGGATAACAAGATCAACGGCGTGCCCGTGTATGTTACCGAATACGCCCCCGTAGGCGCAATCGAGTTCGGTTATTTCTCCTATGCTCTCGTTGGGCAGTTCGGAAATACCGAGGTTATCGTGGATCCTTTCACCAAGGCCACGAGCAACTCCGTGAGGTTTATCCTCAATACCGATTTCGATATCAAGGCCGCCCGCCCGGAGGCATTCGGTATCCTTAACCCCCACGCCTAATCGGCGGAAAAGCAAGAGGGGCGGTTACCCCGCCCCTTCTTTTGCCCTATGACTACGAGCGCGAATACTATAAGCGTTGATTCCCGCGAGGTGGAGGCCGCTATCGATAGGCTGGATCCTTCCAAATCCTCGCGCCTAAAGGCATCATTCCGCCAGGGTACAAAGAAATCGCTCAATATGATTCGCACGGCGGTAAGGCGCGGAGCATCCGCCGTAACCTCCAACCGCGAGAAGCGCAACAAGGGCGTATCAACCAAAATGTATAAATCCACCATCGGGGGATCCGTTGGTATCAATAACAGCTTTACGCTCTCCAATGGCCGATGGTTTGGCTTATACCTCCTCGAACTTGGTACATCCGATGTGATAGGCCGAAACGGAAAGAGGCACGGCGCAACTCCAGCCAAGCCGTTTTTTGCAAGTGCCGTAAGAGGCTCTATGGATAGGGCAACGGATTCGCTTGGTAACAACATTATCGCGGCCATAGATAAGGCCGCCACAAAGAAATGATTCTCTCGATATCGGAGCATATCTACAAGGTGCTTAACGCCACCACGGCCCTCACCGAAAAGGTGGGAGATCGGATCTACCCCCTCGGCACAAAGTTCGAGGTGGCCTTCCCCTTTGTGATATACGAGCGGGATAATGTGGATATCGAGTACGATAAGGCCAGCCGCCGCACGGCCAATGTGGATGTATCCATCTTCTCCGTGGCGGAAACCTATACCGATTCCCTCGCCATCGCTGAAATCATCTCCGATGCGCTGGATAAGGTAGAGGCCCATTATGATGGCTTTGATGTAGTCGATGCACATATCTCCTCCGCCTCGGAGGATTTCGTGGAGAATAGTTTCGTGCAACGAGTAAATTTCAGATTCCAAATTACCGAAAACAATGAATAAAGGAAACGATAGAAGGTTTTATTTGAGCGCATCGGGCGCGGCCTCCTTCACCTGGCTTGAGGGCGAGCAGAATAATAGCCTCTCTCGCTCCGTGGAAACCCTCGACATCTCCGATAAGGATGGTGATTGGGCGGAATCCGTGCCGGGCCGCAAGAGTGCCACCGCCGATGTAACCGTACACCTCGATGATACCGCTACCTCCGCCCAGCATACGATGCTTGCATCGCTCCATAACGGGCAGAAGGTATTTTGCTTCATCGGGAAGCTCTCATCGGGCGAATCTCCCGCCGCATCCGAGGGTGATTTCTTTGAGGCCGTTATTACGGCTATCAATGACACCAACGATAAGGATGCCGTAGCGAGCCGCCAGATCTCTCTCCAGGTAACGGGCGCAATCACCCACTACCCCAATATAAATTAGGCATAGCGGTATGATTCGCTCACGCTACGAGATCGAATTAAGGGAAGGGGTGAAGGTAGAGATGCTTTTCACCCTTGCCCTTTTCGGTATTGCAAAGAAGCGCGGAATCTCCCTCGATCTGGGGGAGGATGCCGATGAGGATGATCGGATTACATATTTCATCAAGGTGATGTATGTGGCGGCTATCCTCGCGTGGGAATACCGCGCCGTTGATTCCCCGGATATGGGGGGTTTTCCGTACAAGATGATGGATTTTGCGGAATGGAGTGGTAACCACCCCCTTCAATTCGCCAAGATTATCAAGGGCGCATCATCCGCCATCGCTGGGGTTGAAACCGATGAAGGCGAGGGCGATCAGGATGGGGATGGTGTAAAAAAAAAGTAACGGCGATTGACTATGGCGAGGTGGAGGCTTTCCTCGTGGGCCATTGCCGTAAGACCGTAAGAGAGGCGATGCTGGTATCCGCCGAGGAGTATGGTTACCTCGTGCGGGGCTACAATGAAGATATTCAAGAGCGTTACAATGTTGCGCGCTGGATGTGCTTCAATCAAATGCTAACATCGCCCTTCATCAAGCAAAAGCCGCGCTCGCCCGAGCAATATGCCCCTTTTCCGTGGGATAAGCCGCGCGAGGTAAGGCCCTCAAGGGTAACCCCCGAGGAGGAGGCCGAGCTCAATAGATTGAAAGAGGATTTTTTGAAACATAGAAATGAGTAAGATAGGCGATGTAATTGTTAAGATGCTTCTCAAGTCGGATGATTATGAGAAGGGGCTGGCGCGTTCCAAGAAATCAACACAATCCTTCGCCCAAACCATAACCAAGGGATTCACCGCCGCAATCGGAAAGGTTGCCGCGCTGGTGGGCGCGATAGTTGGTATCGCAAAGGCCCTCGATAGCATCTCCAAGGCCAATCAAGCCTTCGGCGATAAGTGGGCATCATTCACCTCGGGCCTCAAAGGGGCTTGGGATGAGTTCACGAGGGCGGTGGCATCCTTCGATTTCTCTCACCTATTCTCCCGGCTCCGCGAAGCATCGGATGCCGCCCGCGACCTATACGCCGCTATGGATGGGATGGGCGAGATAATGACCTCCTACAACATTGCATCGGCGGAGCAAGCGAAGCACCTCGCTCAATTAAGGGTGGAGATGAATAACCAAAACCTCTCCATTGATGAGCGCATCGAGAAGGCGCAAGAGTATCTTCGCATCACGAAGCAACTCGAATCTATGCCCCTCCGTGGTTTATCCAGGGTATCGGATAAAACCTTGCAAAAGGTGATGACACAAATGGGCTACGATTTCGCGGGTAAAACCGAGGAGCAAATCAAGGCCGCAAAGAAATATTATATCGATTTCTTCAAATGGCTCGGCACGGAGCAAGGCGAGTATTGGAATAACCAAGGTAACGAAATCGCCGGGCTGGTGATGGATCTTGGCACATACAAGGGCGCGCAATATATCAAGAAGGCCAAGAAGGAGGGCGTTGAGGGATACGCAAGGCTTGCCGTGGCTTATAATAAAAGCGTAAGCGATAAGGATCGAGAGGCTCTTGAGAAGGCAATCGTGGAATACCTTCGCGCCGATGCCGCCTTCGATGAATCTACGCGCCGAGTGCAAACTCTCCTCAATAGCCTTGAATTTCAGCGCAACAAAAAAGAGGAGAAGGTGGTTACTAAAGCGGAGAAAGCCGATCAGGAGTTGAGGAAACGCGTGGCCGATATGCGCGCGAATTTCCAGCCGCTCGAGAAACTCCCCGAAATCGTAGGCGTTGTATCCACCCAAATGCCGGATATAATCTCGGATGAGTGGCTTCGCCGCCAGCAAGAGCAAATGAATAAGGCTCAAAAATTCTTCGAGGAGATGAAAGAAAAGAGCGCGGCGGTGGCTCAAGAGTTCGGGAATGCCGTGCAAAATGGCATCGTTTCATCCATCGATATGCTTACCGAGGCCATTGGCTCGGGCGAGGATATCGATGGTGGCGCGGTAGTCAAGGCCCTCCTCTCTCCCCTTGCCGATGCTTGTATCTCGGCGGGCCTCCTCATAATCTCTACGGGTGAAGCCGTTGAGGCTCTCCGTGAAACCCTCCTCGCTGGCCTCGCCACGGGAGGGTATGCCGCCATTGTGGCGGGTGCGGCCCTGATCGCCGTTGGTGCGGCGGCAAAGATTGGCCTTGCGGCCATCGGAAGCGGCCAATCCAGGGGGAGCGTTGCCTCCACCAGCGCGGCGGCCTCCGCATCTTCGGGGAGTACAACCCAAATGATAAAGAGCGAGCTCACAATCAATGTGCGCGGCACAATCAAGGGCTCGGATATTGTGATATCCGGCCAGCGCACCATAAACTCTTGGGGGAGATAGGTTATGGCATTCGATCCGTCAATATACGCCCTCAAGTATTACAAGGTATTCAAAAACGAGCGCGGGGAGCAAGTTCGGCTTGAGATCCTCGAGAAAGGCGCATCCCTCTCGAGCGATTACCCGATGGAAATCGGCGAGCTTTGCGGCCTCTCTCTCGATGTTGAGGGCCGATCCGAGAGCATCGATATCCCTATCGTGAAAACCACCCTCACCTTCTCGATGGTGGATACCGCCGATATGGGGGATGAGCATATCCCTGATACTTGGGATCCCAATACGGGGCTTCCAACCTCCTCCCACATCCGCAAGCACGGTAATTGGCAAGAGTTCTATACCCCCGATGCCACCAAGTATCTCGTAAGGGTATCAACCGCACCACGCCCCGGCACCACGGAGAAAGTTCGTTGGCGCGGGTATATTACGCCGGATTCCTGGGAGGAAAGCCTTTCCTATCGTGGCACGGTTACCATCACCGCGCGAGATGGGCTGGGCGCTCTATCCGAGTTGCCTTTCGATATGAATCCCGATTCCAACGGGATGATATCCGCCCGTGGCCTCATTCGCAACGCCTTCTCTAAGGCATCTATCCCGATGGATTTGTATCTTGCCGTTGATGCGGATAGCACTTTTGATAATTGCCTCAAGGATACGGATGGGCACAAGCTCCTAAATGTGTATATGAACAAGGTGGCTTTTGAGGATTTGACTTGGTACGAGGCTCTCGAGGCGGTGCTTAACTCCCTTGGCCTTGTTATCCGTTTCGCGGATCCCAACCTCTTTGTTGTTGCCTTTCTGCGGTATTTGCCGCATCTCGATGAGAATGATGATCACATCCGAGATTTAAATGCCCCCGTGCAATTCCACGGAGGTAATAAAATCCTCGATCCGGCATACAAATCAATCGTTGAGAAGATTGATTTTGGCTTCGAGGCTGATAAGGATATCATTGCCGCCGATTACGATACAACCTTCCGAGACGATGAGCGGCCCACTTATTACTTTCAGCATATATGGTGGGCCGATAAAAATAATTACCGATATACGGGCTTTTCCGCCGCCCTCCACGCCTCTATGGATTACGGGGATGATGGTGCTTGGGATACGGCGGGATATCCTTGCTTTCTCGATGTGAGTCGCTACGAGGTGCTCCAGGAATCGCTCGACGCCGAGGGAGATGATCTGAAGAAATACCTCTTTGCGGCGGCCAATGCGGATTACTCGCACGAGCAAAACCCGCGTTGCCCTACCTTCAAAAAGAGGATGAGCTCCGCAAACTGCAAACTTACCCTCGAATTTGCGCCCAATCCGGCTACCATATTCAATGAGAATGCAGTAAACGATTGGACTGGCCGCAACGGCGGTAAACTTGCCATAATGCAAGCCTATCGCGCCCACAAGATCTCATTCTATATCCGTTATCAAGATAAGCACTCGTTTGGCGCGAGCACGGTATATCGATATTGGAATGGTACGGGGTGGCAAGAAACCGCGCCGAGCACTATGCTCTCCTATACTTGGGATGAGTTCAAGGAGGCGGCATCTTCATTCGAGGTATATCTCGCCGATTGCCCCGATGTGGGAGAAAACGGATATCTCGTATTTTCGTTGCGGGGTATCGATTTCCGTATGTACTACCCTTATTCCGAGGGGTTATTATATCGCTCCCGTGGAATCTTTTGCCGAATCAAGAGCGTGAGGTTTGAATCGCAAGTAAAACAAAACATCGAATCTCACACCACAACCACCAATAACCAGCTCAACACCGCGTGCAATGTGCGCCTTGAGAGGAATCCTAAATTTGGATTCCTCCCCCAAAAGGTAGCGATGCTTTTCACCGAAAGCTACAAGAATGCATTCTTTATCTATGGCGGCGGGGGTAACAATACAATAGTACCCGCGCCATATAAATGGCGATGGAAGGCAACCGAGCCGCTCCAGCCCTTCCCCGCGCTTGTGGCAAAGCAACTCCTATGCTACCACGCGGCGAGCGAGGAAATCCTCGAGGGGGATTGCTCTACGGTTGGGCGATGGGGTATGTGCCACTTGATTTACCAATACAAGGGAGTGGATCATATTCTCCAAAGCGGCACTCTCGATTTCCGCGAGGGGCGGTTTACAACCATCACAATCCGTGGGTATAAGTTATATGATGATTTATTCAATTATTAAGCGATATGGCAGAATTAAGCGCAAATACGGTAGTAATACCCGCTAAACGCATCGAGAGCGATGTGCATCTCAAGGTAACCCTCAAGGATAACGGGGTGGCCGTTGCCTGGGATACCGTAGATATCAAACAAATTTGTATGTATGCGGTAGAGCAACGCGCCTTCGCCGGGCATTGCTCGTATCGCGTTGATTCCGAGGATAACACCATCCTCCTCGTTACCTATCCCGCCACGGCCCAACTCTATACCGGCGATCACCGCATCGTGGCCCGTATTGTAATGGCTGGGGATGAGCATACCTACGATGCCCTTGCCTTCACGCTGGTGGAATACACCGATAGCGATGGCGAGGTGAGCCTTGAGGATGTTGAGGTGGGCATCGAGGTGAAAGAGGTGGATACAACCATAATGCACGAGATCCTCGCCGCTTGCCAGGCCGCAACCGATGCCGCGCGTGCGGCGGAGGGGGCTATTGAGGTGGCGGAGGCCGCCCGCGTTGAGGCGGAGAATGCCCGCGTGGCCGCCGAATCCGCCCGCGTTGAGGCGGAGGCCGCCCGTGCCAATGCCGAGGCCGCAAGGGAATCTTCCGAGGTATCCCGTGAGGAGGCGGAGGCCCTTCGCGTTTCTGCGGAAACGGCCCGTGCCAATGCCGAGGCTATCCGCGTTGAGGCGGAGAATGCCCGTGCCAATGCTGAATCCGCCCGCGTTGAGGCGGAGAATGCCCGCAAGAGTGCGGAAACGGCCCGTGCCAATGCCGAGGCTCTCCGAGTATCCGCCGAAGCCGGTAGGGTTGGTGCAGAAACGGCCCGTGCCAATGCTGAATCCGCCCGCGTTGAGGCGGAGAATGCCCGCAAGAGTGCGGAAACGGCCCGCGCCA